ATTCTAATTTTGTGAGTTTCATATCATTCTCCTATACAACAGTGGCATCCACATCGATGGTGTGCGGCTCAATCTGTAATTGATTGGCCCATTGCATCACCGTCGAATTAATTTGAGCATTCTTTTTTAGTTTTTCATTAGCGAAGAGCTTCGCCTGCACTAAGTCGAATATTTGACGACCTTTCTTCTTACCCTTATTGGCCAATTCTAGGCATGCAACCGGCTTCATAGCATCGTCGGTAACTAACACTATTGCCGTAGTTCCTTTCATGACTCTATCCCGGTATGAGCCCACACAATTTTTTAATCGTTTACCAGCAGTCATTAATTCTGCGGCAGTTCTTGGGACCATAAAATGCATTCCATTTACATCCGCTTGTAGTTGAGGAACATCTGGAAGCATTACGTCGCCGTACTCTTGCTTGTTGTAAATATTAACTACAACATCATGAAAGTCTTTTAACTTGCAATCAGTATTCCAAACTTGAGCTATATACTTACCGTTTATTTGACTGTACATGTTAACGATATCCCTGATATCTGATGCAGTGACATTTAACAAATACCGCAATAAATTTCGTTCGCCATATCGTTTGGAAAGTCCAATCCACATATTAAAGATTTTTTGAGACCTAACACCCATATTCTCATCTAAATGAGCTGCATTAATTATTTTCGCAGATACATCATCAAACCCTTTTTCTCGATTAAGAGTCAATATTGTCCTTCGATTATTTTCATCTTTAAAAACATTCAGCATATCTGATAGCTTAACAATCATAGGGTCATTAACCATCATGCTACGCAATAATTTACTATCAGGAGCTCGATGATAAATTCGCAATGCTTCTAAGAATCCGGTCCCCTTTTTAGTCATAGCTAAAACCGAATCATAAAAATGCAGATCTCTTATAGAACCAATCCAATAGCGTGAAGTCCATTTAATGTTGCTTTTAATAATTTTAGTGACAGCAGGCATGTCAGGAGCGCTGAGCTTTAAGATCATATTAACCAGCATAGAAATCCCATATCCGCCATATTCACTAATCGAATGTGGGATATAAACATCTTTTACTTTATATCCACACTGTTCTGATAAGCGTTTTTCAAACGTTATACGCAGACTTTTGAAGAGTTTGGCCAAATGTTCTTTATTAAATCCATGAACTGCATAGGATTTTCCTATGTATTTTAAAATTGGCATAATCGGATTATCATACTCACGAATATACTCGACTGTGAGCTCATGTTTTCTCTTATCTTCATCGATATAAAAAGCTTTTCTGGCTTTGAAATCAAAACGCAGGACTTCTTTATAAGAGCCATCTTCAGACGTTCCATCCCAAAACAACTGGATACCTTTATATTTAATACGAAGATCGAGAAAGTCTTTGCAATTAACAACTTCAAAAAACATTTCTTTAGGAAATAGCTCCTCATCATCAGATGCAATCACCACTTTATGAACATATGGTTCGGAGCGAGTTCCACAATTAGGGCAAACATAATATTTCGCACCTGTATAATATCCGCAGCCCATGCTATATTTTCGGTTCCATGTGCCACCAAATGTGTGATTGCAATCGCAATGGTGAATTGTTGTGTAAGCAGCATCATAATGTTTTTCAATTATGATGCTATCGAACATTTTACTGATGTATAAACTTGACACAGTTTCCACAGAACGCCACCGCCTTAATCATCGAACATGGAAAAGATGTTCGAATTTTCTTCTACACTAGGTTCAGCCGTTGGTTGCGTTTCATCTATAGTTGGTTGGCTATCAACTGGCGCAGACTCTTTAGCTGTTTTAGTCTTACGTGTACGCTTTGGCTTTTCTTCCTTTTTAGGATCTTTCGTTTTTTCTTTAGGAACGTCGGGCAAAGGTTTACACACCACATCAAAGGCCTTTACAATTGCATTGGACGCTTTCATGACATCCTCTGTATATGCGATACCCGCCTGGTACTCTTCAGCGTTTCCCGGGTCCATTTCAATTGCTTTATGTAATATATCTAACGACTTCTTACATATGTCTGCTTGGCTTTTAAATTGTTGTTTAGCCATATTTAAGCCTCCTCTGCCATGATGGCTTTCAAATCGGTGATAAGATCATCTGTCAAAGAGTCACTAGATGGACGAGTAACACCATGCTTGCTAAAAATTGCAAGTGCTTTTTTTGCTTTTACCCCATCTTCGCCCATCCATGCGCGGAATTCTTTATAAAAGGCTTTTTTATCTACCGGTTCAGCGGCAACGTCTAGTTCTGTATCTTGTTTAGGTGTTTCTATTGGAGTCCGTTCTTCGACCTTTGTTGTTTCAGCAAGTTTAGGTTCTACTACTGGCTCGACCTTTTCTTCTTTTTTTGCTTTTATTGGATTACCTTCTAGGTCTGTCACATGAATGTCTAGTTCTTGCTCCTCTTTAGCAACTTTATTTGGTGCTTTTTCTTTTTTTACTTCAGATTTTTCAGATTTTAGTTCGACTTTAGGCGTTACAGTCTCTGCATCGATAGTTTCACAAACTGTTACTGTAGGCGCTTTGCTGTCATGGCAACTGCCGCAGCATTGATGATTTAAAATTTCATTCCATTCTGCGATTTTTAGTGCAAGATCTTCTGTGTCATTGAATTTAATTGTTAAGATATTTTGGTTTTCCATGATAAGTTCTCCTTTAGAATTTAAACAGTAATTCATCATCCACTAATTTTCCTTCAACAATTTTAGGGATTCCAATTTCCTGGAGTTTACGAATTACGCTACGACTTTTGGATATATAAATAGTATTTCTTTCAATTTGTACTGCTGTTGGTTTAATTACATATGGCTCTGTTGCAAGCGCAGGAGCCACACAAATGACTTTATTATTAATATCTATACCCACCTTGAAATATTCAGGGCCTTTTAACTTTCTGTAAGCCGGCATCGAAAGCTTGATATAGCTATTTGTAGTAACTATAGCTACCTTTTGTAATGATTCGTGTTTGCCCCTGTTATCTACAAAGAAATTAAAGTCAAATGCATTTACAGTGGCTTTATGTTTTATTGCTTTTATTTCAGACATTTTATCTCCTTATCTGGTATAATTTATATAGGATATTTTTTATCTGTGCTCGTTACTCATTGCCGTGAGTGCGAGCATTTTTACTTTTACGGCGAATATGTTCATCGTGACAATGTTTGCATACCCTAATAGCCTTTCGATTTATCTCGTCATAAATGTAGTTATGAGTGTGTGGAATTAACCTAACTCCACATTTAGTACATGTTCGAACCGGACATCTCATCGTATTAGTACCCAAACTAGACCGCCGTAAAACATAATGCAAGCGGCCATCACAAAGAGAATGAATAACACGCAAATCACATCAATATAATTCATATTTCACCTCCTATTTGTAATATGGATTGTGGCAGTATTTGCCACATTTTCTTACTTTAGGAATGTACGGAACATTTTCCTGCTCCTCGGCATCAACTTCCGCCATATCCTTTTTGTAACCATACATGGATATGGCCAAACCGATGAGAGCCTGCACACAGAACTGTACATATCCTATTTGGTCAAGCTCTAAGGCGCCCATAGAGCCTGCTACTAAAAACGTGCCAATTAACATATAGCCCATTAATACTCGTCCTCCTCTTCTTCAATTCTTTCGGCCGTAATACCATCTGTAGTGACGATAATACGGATTTCCGACTCATCGTAATCGCACATAAAATCTTGTAACTCATATGCCGCATCCATAATATTGCTATTGATTTGATTTAAAATTCGATCAGATTCGATTGCTTTTAGATGTGCGGCCATTGCTGTTTCGTTTACTGGGATAGCTTTCATAACTACGTTTCTCCTATATCATCATCATTGATAAAATAGATGCTACTGCGGCTGCAGCTAAACTCAAATGCATTCCTGCATCAATCCATGTCATGATTTATACCTCCTTTAAACCTTTAAAATAACCAGGATCGTGCCTGAATCCAGAATGATACACAGTCGATACCTGACAGTTTGACATGTCGGTACCTTTAACGTATCTGATGGCTTTTCTGATGGCGCTATCAATTAAGCGCGTTTTTAAGTTCAAAAATCCCCAATTTGAGGTTCCTAACTGTTCAAGTTCCATCAGTGCCCACCGTTTTGTATTACATTTTCTGTCGAGGCTATATTGAAATCCACCTACGATTCCTTTAATTACGGATATTGTGTAATGATAGGATGTGTTACTCCAGTTCATGATTTATCCTTCCTATTGAATATGTGCGGCTTTAAATTCCGCATCAATTACTTTCACATTCCAGCCCAGCGCGTGCATTAGGTAAGTCCTAAAGCCTTCTTTGTCGATGACAAAGGCTCTTGACTTTTTGCCTGGTGACTGCCAGGCATAGGCAAATGGGAATTTACCTACCGCGATGCCCTCTCGGACTGCGGTCAGGCTAATTCCGAGTACAGTCGACATTTGAGCGACCGAAATTACTTTTCTAATCATGCGCACTGCCCCTCCTTTCACTTGATTTTAATTCAAGTTTCTAGTCAAAAAAATTTGGTCAACCGTACAGCCGAAGTACTCCGCCAGTGCCACTACTTTACTAATGGCCACATTGGATATATCCTTTTCCCACGCATTATACGTAGCAACAGATATGCCGAGATCGGCGGCAACTTGCGCCTGTGTTACCCCTTTCCGAGCCCTCAACTCGGAAATATAAAATTTGTTTGGCATTACTACCACCTCCTTATTGTGACCTCATAATAACATGAATTAAATTCAAGTGTCAATAATGAATTTGATTTTTTTTCAAGTTTACGATAAAAAATATAAAATCTAATTGAATTTAATTCAAATGCATTATATAATTAGTATATAAGTTTGGGAGATCGAGAGGAGGATATTATGAAACTTTCAGATAATATTAGGTACTTTAGAAAATTAAGGAACTTGTCACAGGATGAGATTGCTAAACGGCTCGGGTATAAGTCATTTACTACTATTCAGAAATGGGAAACAGGAATGGCCGAGCCACCAGTAGGTAAATTATATGAACTGGCAGATATACTACATGTCAGTATCATGGACCTGCTAAAGGACAATTTAGATGCTGAAGAAAAGTTAACAGTGAGCACGAATTCCTATCACTACGTACCTGCATCTGTATCAGCGGGCGCGTTAACCACGATAGACGCCATTAACTTCATGCCTACTATATCTATCCCTGATTTCATGATGGGTCGTTACGCAGGCAATAAAAATATATTACTTATGACTGTCAACGGTGAAAGTATGAATAATGTTATCCAAAATGGATCCGTTATTGCCATCTTAACAAATATAGAACTACCAGATATCCATGACGGAGATATTGTAGTTATTATGAATGGAGGGGATTATACAGTTAAAAGATTCTACAATGATAAACAACATCAAGAATTTGTATTTAAACCTGATAGCTCGGATATGGCATTTCGGGACATCATATTTAGTTACGAGAATACAGATGACTTATACCTGATCGGTAAAGTCGTTATGTACAATGTGACTTTGTAAAAAATTAATAAGGGAGATGTTAGTATGATTAAGGGATTCACTAAATGTTTAATAGCAGTATCAATTATTGGGGCACCCATATACGCATCTGCAATGTCATCAGTATTAATTAAAAATGCTACGCCGCTTCAAGTTAGGAATTTTATTATCTCAGGTATTTCAAAGACTCATACCAACGCTACGGTCGAGAATGTATCAGACAACAGTTTAACAATATTATTAACTCGGATGCATCAAGTAGGGTTATTCGGCCAAATGCTAGCGTCTACTGAGAATAGAGCAACGTTTACATTTCTGCCACAGGACGACGGATCCACTCAAGTAACATTTAACGAGGTGGCAACCGCATACAACCCAATGACGGGCGGGCAATTATCACGCCCCATAGGTACGGCTCAATCCGAATTGGCTACACTAAATAATATAAAAATAGAATTTGATGGTGGATACCGATTTGGGTATGATGTTGATAGCAAAAAGCATAAAGGCGGATATCCAATATCTGCGGTAATTCCAGGCAGCCCTGCGGATGCTGCGGGATTAAAAGTAGGCCAAATACTACTTAAAGTAAACGGGGAAAAGATAAAATATGATAAAGTCAATAATATGTTTAATTTCGTATCAGGTATTGACTACCCGAAAACTGATGTATTAACCGTATTGGATCCATCCGGGGCGCAACGAGATATATCAATCACGTCCTGGTTTATAGATCCTAAAAATCATATGTTTGTTAAGCCTGAATAAATTCAGAAATACCCCTATCCTGTGATAGGGGTATTTTAGGAGGTATGAAATTATGGCCATGAAACGTGCCAACGGTACAGGCACCGTATATAAGATGAAACATAAGGCTCTACGCAAGCCATATCGAGCCGTGGTGACGCTTGGATATAATTCTGAGGGTAAACCCTTACGTAAATCTATAGGCACCTTTGCGACGCAAAAAGAAGCGTATAATGCATTATCGGCTTATGATGCTAATGCTCCGCAATACGAAGCCAAGGATACTACCTTTGGTCAATGTTGGGAATGGATGATCGAAGATAAAACTAGACTAGGAATTAACCTTGAGAAAAGCGGCTATGTTTACAACAAGCCGAAAGTAGAACATTTGATGAGGGTTCCTATCAAGGATATACGGTTAACGCACCTACAGGATATTATTGATAGATATAGCGACATGAGCCGCACAGCGTTATCACAAATAAAGACCGTACTGAAATCCACCTTTGACATAGCAATAAAAAATGACATCGTAGATAAGAATTACGCCTCTCTCGTTACCCTGCCAGCAAAGCCTAAATCTGATATGCATAAACCATTTACTCCAGTAGAAATATACAAGCTGTGGGAACTGTCAGAAACCGACCGTAACGCACGAGTATTATTAACGTGCGTATATACAGGTATGCGCCCAGGTGAAATTCAGAAAATCAAATTAAAGGACGTTCACATCAAGGAGCACTATATGATTGGCGGAATAAAAACAGAAGCTGGTAAAAACCGCATCATACCGATAGCGGACTGTATCATGCCTTTTATAAAAGAATGGTACCGCAAAAGCAGCTTCGAGCGGGGCGAATATCTTATGCCGAGCGATATTCCTAAAAATCTAAGGCCCGCATTGAGCGTGTATTTGAACCGTAAATTCGATGATCACCGGCCACATGATGCTAGGCATACCTGTGCTACATTACTGATTCATATCGGTGTGGCGGAGTCTACGGTTAAGACAATATTGGGGCATAGACATTCCGACGTGACTAACCAGGTGTATGTACACAGGGATGCTACCGTGTTAGTAGATGCGGTAAATAAATTACCGTCTCGAGATGAATTATTGCGAGATGAGTTTCAGGCATTAACCTATGCTCGAGGTTGAGCAACGGTTGAGCAACCGTATCAGTTTTATCCAATTTTAGACAATTCCAAAAATTAAAAAGCCAGTAAACGCCTATGTTCACTGGCTTTTTAACACTGCATTTTTTGTATTGTACACAGCATATATAAGTGCTATCTATCAGCATAAATTATGTATTTATCATTATTTCAACGTGCAAAAGGTTGAGCAACGGTTAAGCAACCGTTTTAAACTTAAACGGATTTTAAAGCGCTCACTTTTATATTTCTCGGATAGAATAGTGGAGTCCGAAGAAATTGATAAGTTTCAAAACATTAGCCCTACTATATCTCCGTGGCGCAGGAATTAGTAAGGTTTTATCACTATTAATGTAGACAACCTTTATTTTCTCTTTCCAAACAAACTCAGGGAAACACTCAGCCAATTTAAGGTCCTCCCAAGTCTCCCTGCCAACAGCAAGGATCTCTTCTCCTAACTCCCTTTGCATGGAACATATGACCTCCCATGCTTCAGCATAGTTTGATACAGGCACGGGGTCCCTCATAAAATGTGGATTGCAATTAAGAATTTTCAGCACTTCATCCACCTCCTCTTATGTACCATAATTACACCATATTTTTAGATTGTATGCAATAAATTAAATATAAAAAAAGACCTTACCAAGTTATATCCTAGTAAGGTCTTTTTATAAGATAACTAAACTTCTTCAATTTTGTAAGATAGCATCAAATCATCTATGAGGCTTCTTACGCCCTCTTCGTTATATTCCTTCGGATCAAGAATGACTTCAGCTATCCAGTCAGCAGTCCAAACATAATCCACATCTTCCGGCCATACGAAATCAGGAAATTCTTCTTCCATATCGCCTTCATCCCATGCGGCCTTGTCCCACTTGCCAATGCAAGGAGATTGGCGCATCTCGCGCTCATATATCATGTCCCATGCTTCCTTATATGTTTCTGCGGTTCCCATGAACCAAGGTTTCTTTGCATTTAAGCTATATACTTTTAACATTTTAGGTTCCTCCCCATACAATCGTTCCATACCCTGGCGAGATACTAGCCAGGTTCCTTTTGCCTTTCTGCACTCCTCTGATGTGAATCGTGGTGGCGTGTTCCGTTGACCGGAGCACGCCTGCTTCACTGTAACAGGACTTATCTTCCAACGTTCCGCAGCTTCTGCGGAGGTCATAACGTCATTGAATTTCATAAATACCTCCTTATTTTCCCCAACCTAATGCGATTTCTGTGTCATTTTGCATTTCCGCTACTGCTTTCAAACTATCAAATGTGTCAGCTTGCTCGAAACACATATCATCAAAATCATTTTTGAAAGTATATTCCTTCCAGTATTTACGGTTTAATTTAACTGCAAATGCGTAAAGGTCTTTATTATAGTTGCGAACCTCTGCAACATTCCATTCCTTTAGGTATACAACTTTGTTATTATCGATCACTAAAACAGGGTTACCTTTAATGAACTTCACATTGTTAGTTACGATGATGATTTCATCGTCGCTAATAACATGATTGAATTTGAAATATTTGTTAGAAGTATGCTTCACTTCTCCAAAGAATTTAGTCAATTGAGATTCTTTTACGCTTTTAATGAATTCGCCATACTTGCTCATGATAGGTGCTCCTTTTAATAACTCCCTTATCTTTGTCTTTATTATACATCGAATACGATGTATTTGCAAGTACTTTTTTTAATTTTTTTACACAAAAAAAAGACCTTACCAGGACATATTCCCAGTAAGGCCTTTTACATTATTATAGTCAATCCATGAGTCCGCCTGCTCATGCTCAGGAGATGCTTGGATCACCTCTCAGTCATCGATGAATTACTACTCCGATTGTCGCCCCCGCTCCCAGTATTTGGGATAGGTTGCGTTGCATCCTTAATCTCTTGATTGTTTTCTTGTCGTTCTCTATTTGACCTTTCAATTCTATCAAAGAGCTCGACATTTCTGATAAGGTAACTTCTTGCTTCACTAAGTCCGCTTTGGCTTTGTCCAATTCGGTCGTTAATTTGTCGATTGTAGTCTTGGCTTCGTTCAATTCTTGTCGCTGTTTCACGGCTATAGTCTGTGCTTCTGTCAATGGAACGTTGGATGCTTCTATTTGTTTCAAGGCTTTCTCGTTGTTGCTTTTCAATTCGTTCCACTGACTCACGGGCACGCTGATAGTCGGTTCCAGTTCCGCTTGGCTGGTAGAAGATGTATCCGAGGCAAAGGATGAGGATGAACCCAATACTACCGATAATAATATAGCGGTAAGTAGGGTGATTAAGTAAAATTTTGATTTTGTCATACATTATTCCCCTCCTATGAAGTCTGTGATACCACGTGCTATAGCACGCACTATAGTATCAAGGTCATTATTAAGTAGTGCTAGGTCTTCATCATTATCAATAAATGCCATTTCAACTAACACGGCTGTTGCATCTGTGCCGTTTAGCACCCATAAATCCTGCCGTTCTTTTACGCCCCGATCAACCGTATTAATGCTACGGATGATTTGTGACTGAATGTCATTCGCTAAGCGTTGCCCGTTAAAGGACTTAAACAAGGTTTCAGTGCCACGTGCCTGTGTATTGAATGCGTTACAGTGGAGTGATACAAATATATCTGCTCCCCATTCATTGGACTCAGCACATACAAGACCTAAGTCATCATTCTGTAAAGTTTTAACTTCGCATCCTGCCGTTTGTAAATAACAAGCCAATAACTTACCTGCATCACGAGCAACGTCGCATTCACGACGTCCTGTGTTAGGATTTACTGCTCCAGAGTCCAGGTCAATATCATGACCTGGATTTATAAATATTTTCGTCATTATTACTACCTCCTTCTAATTTATCAGGGACACCATTATTGTTTCTATCCAACCAAAGGCCTAGGAAGCCTACTACGGCTGTCAATACACTAGGAATGAATATGTGGTCAATAATATTGAGCCCAACATCAATCAGCTTATTAGTTTCACTTGATACATAACCCCTAGCAAATGCCATAACATACTCTGTTATGACTAGCCAAATAGGAATTAGCATAACAAGTACTAGAATCCGTGTCGCTAGTACTCCAGTAGGTCTAATATTAGCAACACGAACAGCACCATATGCTGATTTCAGTCGGTTCATGATTTGATATTTCATTATCAGTCACCTCCTATATCATCAGTACTGAGCGTGATACTTCTTCCTATTGGCATATTGTTTAGAACTTGGATATGCATCAGTTCAGTACTCAGACTCTGAACTGTGGTTTCGAGGTTATTAAGCCTATGAAATTTCGCTGCATCTCGTTCTTCCAGCTTGACCAACTGCTTTAATATCTCCTGATTACTTTTTGTTAAATCAGCGATACTATTGATAGCATCAGATAACTTATCGTCATAGTCCTTACGCTGCTTATCCATGCGTCGAGCCAAATGGTCATCTAATTCTTGCTTAACCGCAACTAGCGAGGTATGCTCTAAAAACCACACCATCGCACGAAACGAGCCCCGAAGGGCGGCCCAGATAACCCCTAACAGGGTTACCCAGAATCCAATGTCAGCGAAGTAGGCAGGGATGCCGAAGTCCATTAGCAATAATCTAATTTCATCCATTTAGGCCTCCGCTTTCTCCCATTTTTCACTGTAAAGGTTCCATTTCTTGGTGTGATCTGGATTGTAGACCTCTAATGAAATTTTCTGCATCATGACTTCTCTCGGTGGGTGAGATTCCTCACTAACAGTCATTTTATTAACCCTAATGAGATCATAAGATTTTAAATCAAGGTTATCACCCGCCCATACAAATGCAGGGATATTGATTACCGCAAGAGAACTGTTAGCGAAAGCATCCCTATCAATATCAGTGGCCTTAGGCAAATTGATAATGTTGTGATCGGTTCCAACGAATGCTAATGCACCGACTTTAACAACGTTCGGACAGGTAAGTTCACCCTCTAAGTCACTACGGCCATAGAACTGCTTAGGCAGAATCTCTGTGGCCGTTTCCGGATTGAATTCAATAAGACCTTTGATTTTAACAGTATTAACGACATGATCGATTAGGTTAAGATATTCAAGATTAATATCATCTGTGCCATAAGGCTGAATTCTAATAGTCGCACTTCCGGATTGAATTTCAACAGCTTCTGCAGTGCCACTCACTCGAACTTTAAAGCCATCTTGCCCAGATACTCGAATTTCAGTATCCCCTTTTCTTGGTTCGTTAAATGTAAGTGGTGCATAAGGCTGTTCATCCAACGCATGGACAATAGCAGTTAATATCGCTTCAAGGGTACCGCTATTAATAAGAATATTCTTACCTTGAAGTGCTGAAACAACGCCTGATAAGTTGGGCATCTTCGCTTTTAAGGATTCCAACCACTCCTCCTCGGTTCCTACGAATCCATGTGCTAAAGCGATTTCATAGGCACTTTTTCCATTATCGCCTACCAAGGTTGCTTTTACTTCCGCCTCTACTTTAATCGGACCTTCAAGTCTTACTGGTAACGCTTTGTTTTGCATAATACATTCCTCCTCTAATCATGCATGGCCACATCCTGAATTATGTTGACTGCCCCCATACCCAGTTTGTAATATCGGCTAGGCTCCGATTCCTTATATGCAAAAGCATCATACACATGCTCACCAGAGGACTTAATTTCTAGGGTATCCTTTCCGGAAATATTGAATGTCGCAATCTTCCCAGATGCTACCCCTTGCACTTTAATAACAAGCGGACCGCTTACTCGCTTTCGTATAGCGAATACTGACTTGAACCCTGTCAAATCCACATTGTCATCTTGGACTGCGTAAACTATCCCGAAATCCTCGCCAATATTGAGGTCTATATCTTTTACATTCATTACTTATCATCTCCCTTAATTGAATGGAATCGTACCTTGTTTATCGTACCCGGTCACATCGACCACCAAATACTGAGATGTAGTCTTACCCGAGCAACCTACAGGATACGTGGTGACCGTATTCCAATCAATGAACTGATACGATTTCAGCGATATGGTACTCTCATCGTGAAATCTGAACATTTGCCACACTCGCCCCGTGTGTGACTTTTTATCTCCATTATTGATATTTGGCCCCCAAACGGATACATCGATTACGGACATGGGTATAATTGCAACCTTGACGCCATATGACTTTGGGTCACGGGCCATGTTTGTAAAAGTATCCGGAACGTAGTTTGATAACTGGTTATACCAATCATGCGCATAGTGATCGATTATGCGTAGGTACCTGATGCGGCTATCATATATCACATCATTCTGTAGATTGTAATCTGCTGCCCAAGACGCTTTATAATATTTGTGACGACCAAGAACTTGCAATGCCGTATTAGGCTTACTACTTCCTACCTTATCAACAAATCGAATACGAGGCGTGTCTGCATTAGCCGTAACATCCTCGAAATAACCGAAGCAGTAGAACTTGATGCCAGCTTTTACTTCATCAACCATTGCTTGCGTTACCTTTTCGCCTGGCTTAATTACATCCACCATCAGTACCATTAATTGCTCACGACGTTTATGGACCCACTGAGCTGCGAATTCATATCCTTGCGGAACCGATACTGCGATAAGAGGTGCATCGCCATGATATATGCGATTAGTAATATAAAAGACCTGGATTACATTAGCTTCCCCTGCAATATATCCGTATTGGAATTTACTCGTAGGCACCAGCATAGGTGCGTAAGCTACAGGTTTGAGCGGGATTTGAACCGTTGGCGTTATCCCCCTCATCGCCCCGGTGTAAAGAACTGCATCTTTTTGTTTAGGGAAACTAAGATATACTAGATTGTCATAGGTATCGTTTATAATCGTGACACCTTCTTTATTTTGGATGTTAATAAATTCCATACGCCAACCACCCTTCATATGTAAGATCTTTAAATTGACGATTGATATTATATTCATCCTGGGACACGGCAAAGTAATATGTTATGATATTGCCCCTAACCTCTGCCACTAAGTACTGTCCCATGGCTGCAGCCCAGACATGCTGCCCAGGCTTCAATCCATTCACAGTAATTTGTTGGCGTCGATTTGGGATATCAGATACATACATCCGCCCCTCAATACGTGTGAGCCTTTCCTTGAGATTTAGTATGATATTGCCGTTAGCATCATAAGCTAATACATGCGGTTCCATAATACCTCCTACCAGCACCCAAGTTTAATCCGAGGGTTATTATCATCATCAAAACCTGTAATAAGATTATCCTGAATCTCAACACGAGCGCCGGTCTCTCTTGATCGAAGTAACCCGATTGTACCGGACACCGCCGATAAACTATCAACATGTAATTTGTCGGCAGTAACTGCGTTAGCCTGAATCATCTTATTAACAATGACGTTATCGTCGAACTTAGTCGCTCCAGTGATGTGAATCAATTTCCCCGCAATGTATACACCGGACTGACTGAGGTTAATGCGAGATACCAACTCACCACCATCAATCTCACCAATACTTTTTTTAACTTGCAAATCGATGCTACCAGCTAACTCAGTAATGCGAGATTCCGTATGTGACGCCAAATTCGTAATTCTTCTAGTGGTCTCTTCAGAATTCTTATTGAATTTCTTATCAAGTTCCTTAATTCGTTCATCAACTTTATTCAGCCCAAGAGACTCAAGGTCTAGCAAGCTAGCATCAATTTGTGTCTTAATCACGACTTGCTTCTCGTTAACGAGTCCATCTCCGAACACATCCACAAACGAGCAACGTATCCGATATATTCCGGCTGAGTTCGAATACGTCAGCATGGTGCTAGTAGTTTCAAAATCATCAGTGCGCTCATCTCCGATCATGTGGCATCTGATTGCGTATGCTTGTGCCGGCTTAGTAGAGAAGTAAAGATTAAATCCCCCTAACTGATTTTTTACTACAAGCTCAGGCGCGGCCAACTGCGGAACGTTATACTCGTACGTTGCTGCAGTCGAGTATTTGCCCAACGTGCTGCAGGCATATAAATAAACAGTATCCGCTCGTTTAGATAGGGTAAGTACAGCAGCGGTACCTTTAACTCTTGCCAATAAAGCATTCGTATCTTTACCAGGATTATTATCGGTACGTAATTCGTAATAGTCGACGTCAGCATTAGTTACCTCATCCCATGATGCGGTGGCATTTCTGCCGAAAGTAATACCGAAATTGCTAGGCATATCAGGTATCGCATCCATTGGTTTAACGATCACATCAACCATTTGGGCGGTTTCTGCCCTGTTACCAAATCGGTCAACCGAAATCGCTTTGATTCGATACTCCTCACCTGGACCTAATGATTTGATAATAACCTGACTATTACTACTGCCAGCGTACTGCCATTCTTGCCCTGGCACAGGCTTTCCGCTCTTCGACTTTAAGAGATACCAAACCTCCGCCACATCAAAGTTAGCCGGATTAGCAGGCGGATCAAATAGCACTTGCAAATCGTAATACACGCTTTTATCTGCAGTCTGATTGTATCGACTGAGTACGTGCAAATTTTGCACATCCTCCGGTGCTTGCATTTTAGGTATAGCTATGGATTTTATCACGCCAGTAGTCAGCTGGCCTAACTCATTAATTGCCTGCACGCGTACTTCATAGTTCGCGCCTAGCAGCACATCGGATATTGTGGTAGCGTTTGTGGATGCTGGGTAGTTTCCAACATATGTCCACGTATCGCTCTTTACATTTCGGTAATTCACGACTACATTTGAGACTTTTCCATCGCGAGGTAACTGCCATGTTACACCTATACGTGAGTACATGATGCCGTTAGCACCATAGACATCGCTCACTAACCCTACTGATTGAATATCAGATGCACCGTGATTCGTATAATCAATACTTGGCACCGTGCCATCATCTGATACATAGAGTTCTGGATAGTATTCCATGCATTGGATCTTACGAGTCATTTCTGATAGTGTCTTGGTAATAGCCAACACACGAAATGGCTTAGCCGATTTAGAGACCTCTCCGAATGCATATACCGCATCAGGCTGCACCGGTATAGCCTCTTTAACAATCACATTGAGACCTGATACATTTACTACGTTAAACGTAGAGACGATATCCGTAGAGTTGCTACGAATTAGCAACTGATAATTCTTCCCTGGTTGTACCGACACTTCCTTGTCAAGTGTAATCGTCTGGCCACTTACCGCAACCACACGACCGCCCTCGCCCCATTCGGGTATGTCGTGCTGAATTAGAATGATATCTCCTACCGTGCACGCTATGGCATCCGTAAACGCCTCTATCGTCACAGTACGTATTTCATATTTATTGCATCGCAAGAAATGCTTACCGTGTTTATAGGCCTGCTCAAGGCTAGTACACCCCATGAGTTCAACTTGTGCCGGATTTGTTAGCGTATCCGACTCGTCGTAAGTATCCCCATATACTGGAATGACGTCTCGCTCATAATCCTTATCCTTGTTAAGGAACGATATTTCAACAGAGTTAGCCCTAGCCTCCACACCTTGAAACTCTTCATTAAAGCTGCCGTGTTTTATATTAGCTACAGTAAACAACTGTACCGGTGTAGATTGATAATCACTAACACATGTGAACCTGGTTCCTACAGGAATTACTTTCCCTCGACCTACTGCTTCTGGATACTTTAACGCATCCCATAATCGCATAGCGGTGTCGTATATATAGTTAAACGTAAACCCATTTGTTTTGCACTTATCTGCCCATGCCTTAAATGCGTTATAGTCAAGGCGCATATGGGGCTGTCCAAATACAATATATTCACCGCCAATCTTACGGCAGATGTGGATTAAATCATAAGCAGCCCAAGCCGGATTATCAGCTGGTTGTGCTTCATACTTATTGATGTACGGATTGAATACATACACCTCTGAGCGCTCTTGAATCCATGTCACTTTTGGATCGGTACCGCTTAGCTGAGATGTGGCTAGGGCCTTAATTCCAATGAGGGCTTTCCCCGGATGCACAAAATCGTCATAAATAATTTGGGTTAGCTGCACCCAATAGACCTTATTGACATGGCGCAAGCTTTTACCATCTTTCGCGCTGCAGCGCATACGGATTTCGTAACGAGCCTTTTCAAGATTGTCAAAGCGAAATACACGATAAAACGCATTATTTGTCGCCTCTTCAATTCGTCCGGCGTAATCAGATGTATTTGTCACGCTATTATCTGACTTAATAAAGTTCCACGCATCGCGGCGCTTAATATGACCGGCCATACCCTTTTGATTTGCTAAAGGTAATGCCTGCCAGGACTCATCACCTACCTTACGAATTTCAGCTTTCAACGTGACAGACGTACGGTCAGCGCCGCCGCTATCATTTGAATAATATAATCCGTTTGGAAATCCAACAGTTAACTCTATCGCGTCACACGCATCGCCTTGTACCTGTTGCGTATTCCATGATTCAGTCAATTCATAGTTTAGGGATTGATCCGCAAAGTTATCATTGAAATTGGGGATAACTGTTTGGTCATTTGTGCCCTTTCTGATATCCACCTGCACATCTTTATAATTACTGATTGGGTTAGCATTAATACGAATATCTTCTATTTTTGATAATTCGCCCTCACCCGCACAGTATAAAAGGTTAAGATATTGCTTTTCGCCATCACTAATTACATGGCGAGATAACAGCAACCCAGCGCTTTTCATCCGGCCATACGTCACGGCTAAAGGGTAGCCCTGCCCAGTAACAGTTTCGGTACCTCCCCAGCCATATGTATTTGACTGTTCGGAATTCGAACGGTCAACCTTAGGAGCGGTTAACTTTGAGACAATAGCATTACCTATCATCCCTACCGCCATAGCAATTACTGACCGCCAAATCAAGCTTTGGATACCAAAGATAGCACCCGAAGCAATACCACCGGTAAATACTGCCATCCCTATTGATAGAAGAACACCAAAGAATTTACCCTCAACTCGGGGCATTACTACAATGTAGTCTTCATCGTTTATAACTGTATCCGGCGCTGCTTCATGTCCATTTACTGAGTACGCCCATTCACCAGGTGCACTGAAGTAATAGCTGATAGACTTGCCCTGTTTAAATGGCAAATATTTTGTATCCCGTTGCTCTGGCTTGAACGGATTATTTACAATGATTACATTAACCATCTGCTACTCCTTCCTTTCATAAATGTGCTTCAATCGAGGCACATACTTTGATATGTGCTCAATACAGGTGCCGCTGTGTTCAGTAGCATGTATAAATTTACCTTCACCAAGGTAAACCCCTACATGATCGAGATTTTTACCATATAGAGCAAATACCAAAACGCTCCCTGGCATTGGCTCACGAACCTCGCGCCATTCATCCATTTGGATTTGGGTATATTCGGGTAGTGGTATTCCACTACGCCGATATACCTCAACAACTACATCCCAGCATTTCATTTCCGAGAATGGGGTACCTATCATATCAGTCAAGTCACTTATTGGATGCATACAGTCCTCCTTGCGGGATAGTAGGTTCTCCGCCAAATCGTGTACTGTTCCCCAATTCACGACATCGCGCCAGGGTTTTATTGCATTGATTTTCGTGACCCTTATATCCACATTGAACCCCTTTAAATTTGAACGGACAGAAATCCTTCATCACACGGATTAATGGGAATCGTCGAGTAAAGCTAAAGTCAGTACCCAGTGTAAACTCCATCCATTCAGCATTTGCATGAGTTCCTGTAATTACAAAATGCTCCTCTTGCTCGCACACATCAGGTATGTTCGTATTCACTACACGAATGATGACATTGGCTCCAGTGAATCCATTATTAGACTCTGCCATACGTTGGATTGTCCGAGTCACGTTAGATACAGATAACTTAATATTAGGCAAATCTGTTGCATTCTCTGTGACATCTTGAATGGTAAACGGAAATGCAATATAAGTATTACCTTGAAATTGGATATTCTCCGTATTGTATACCAATCGAATCGTATCCCCTTTATAAGATATTTCTAACAGCATTAACCACACACCAGTGGCCGATATTTGGTTTTTCTCTAAAATCGATGCCGTTGAGAGCGGTAACATGTTATACCTCCTGTAATTTCACGGTTCCCATCCACACTCCGTAGTCATTCGCCGCAAAGTCTAACTGATCAGCAAATCGTACATTTAGTGTTTCTCGTGTTTCTGGATGAACCCAATCGAATATACCGGAGCAGTTGACTTCATCGAAGAATGCCCGAAGTTTATAGTAATCAGCTGTTGGCAACTTGTACCCTACAGAATATGTCCGCCGGGTCTTTGTCGTCTTTTTCCTGGTGATTAGCGTCATGTTTTCAACTTGGCCTTTATACGAAATATCTGGAGTAGTCTCCTGAATTGGATATATCGGCCATCGAATATCTGGAAATACTGCCATAGTTATACTGCGGATGCCTTGATGGCGTCACGCATACCTCCTTTGTTTGATTCCATAGCACGAACTACTACATCGATAACATAATTCTCACCATCAAACCGAGAGTTCTGCTGCTTGCTTTCAAGTTCTTGACCAGACTGATTGATGATATTAACAACTACATTGTTGCTTGTAGCGCCACCCACTAATCTACGAGTTTCGCTTGCTGTGTAAATACGATGGGATCCAGAGGACTGTAATAGTTCCGGTCCGTTTTCACCAACCAACATAAGCCCTGGGTTCGTTTTTCCTCCGGCGGCAAATCGATTGCCTGTAAATGCCGAACTAAACGAACCACCACCAGCAAAGGACGATGTCCCTTTTGCAGCACCTAGCGAACCGATACCACTAACGGCGCCGCCAAATAATCCTTGCAACTTAGGCATGACGTATTGTTGGAACGTTAACTGAATCATCATCTTAATAATGGCATTCGTCATATCCTTGAATATGTCCTTAATACCTTTACTAAATGACTTTGTTCTTGTTGCCATAGCTTCGAGATTATTTGTCCATGCTGAGTTGATAGAGCTCATCGTACTATCAAAAGTAGACTTCGCTAAATCGGCATAATTGGTAGTCTCTTGCTTATATTGGCGTGCGGCTTCTTGTAGGCTCGTTTTAAGACTGCGACCTGCGAGTTCCCATAGTTTTTGTTGCGACTCTAATAGGTTCTTTTCAATCTGCAGTCTTTGCGTAGCCGTTAACTGGGCCTCATTGACTTCACTCCGTGCATAGTCAATATAGGTCTTTAACTCTTCAGCAAGTAGTGCGTCCGCATCACTGCGAGACAATCGGCCTAATGTAACCATATTAGTTAAGTGGTCAATATTTTCACTTGTTTGAGTGTAGGCTAACTCTCTGATTTTCTGCTCAGTATCAGACGCCACTTTTAAGCGCTCTGCTTGAGCTTTCTTTTCAGCGAGTTCCTTATCGCCTACTGCCTTTGTATACTCACGGACATTATCATCAATTTGAGCCTTTTGTGCTTCAGCTTCCGCTTTAAGTAATTGCAATCGGTCGCCCGTGCGTTCAAGATCAAGTTTCTTAATATCCTCGTTCATCTTGCGAACACGGATAGTCTGATTTCGTTGTGCTTCAGCTAATCGCTTTTGATACAACTCTTCATTCTTAGCACGAACGGAAGCAGTTAGGTCAGACTCAGCTAGTTTCTTAGCATTTTCTGCACTGCCGACAGAATCAGCAGTGGCGCTTGGTGCAGCACCTGCATACTTAGCTGTGTCAATATATCCAGTGATAGCACCGAAATCTGCGGTAACAGATGGCTTAGCGACCACTCCATTTGTATTAGCACCAGTATAGCCTCCGTTCCCGTCACTAATAACAATGTGTTCATCACCAAGTACAACCACACCATCGCCGGCTTTAGGAATGTATCCGTCACCTTCTGGGTGCCAAGCCCCTACAGCAGCCGCCGCTTCCCATAGCTTATCGACTCGACGAGGTACGTCCGCCCCGAGTGACTGTTTAACTGCATCAGAGAATAGCTTTCCGCAATCCGTAGCCCAGGTACCATCTGCTCCTAATTTGTACGCCTTACCGAGTTGTTCATTAGCTGCGTCTAGTACACCTGCGGCTTGTCCTATAGCGCCACTATTCACGCCTGAAACAGAGCGGATAATATCACGAATATTTTTTTCGTTTGACTCAAACTGGTTCTTAGCAGTTAACTTATCGATTTCGTATTGACTGCCGTCAATTTGTAGGCTTTGTAAAGTAAGTGACCGATACAAATCGGCCATGCGTTCCACTGCACTCGTCAACTTTTCAGCCGCTTGTTGGGCTTTCTTAGCAGCCTGCTCTTGGGCTTTTGCCGCTTTAGCTGCCTCTTCATTCGCCTTATTAATAGCCTCGGTATTCGTTAATCCGCCATTAGCAAGGTCCTCTTTCGCTTTTGCAAGCTCTTCATCGAGTTTCGCTTTCGCAGCATCCGCCTCTTCTTTTTGCTTTAATGCCGCATCGATTCTAGCGCCTTCTTCTTTTGTAGCTAAGCGGTCATTTTTTACAAGACCCAGCCACGCACTATCCTCAATCCAATATCGAGTATCGTGTGATTCCCTAAACTTGTCAGACAGGCCTGCTGTTGAGTTCGTATTCTTGTGAATACGTTTGCCATCAACATCTACGCCAGTATAAGATGCTTTTGTCTGTTCGTTATATCGGAAATCAAGTAGTGCTTTCCCAGCAAGTCCTATTACTGTAGCTAAAGTTACCCAAGGCCCTGCCGCAGCAAGTGTGGCCAATCGCATAAATCCGAGTGCGCTGGTTAATGATCGCATAACTACGATAACTGCTCCGGCTTCTGCACCGAATTTAACAATTCCGCCGATAGCTTCCTTCTGCTCAGCGGTCATCGACTCGAATTCCTTAGCGACATCTAATACGCCTTTTGCGTAGTCATTAAACACAGGAACTAACTCATGGCCGATGGATACTGCTAAGCGTTTTCCGGTATTCTCTAAATCTTTTAATTCACGATTTAGCTTTGCGGATTTAGCTGCAGTCTCATCGTCGATGATAAGCCCCATTGCTTTGGCACGTTCAGCCACTTTGTCCATCTGCTCAGCAGACATATTTAGCATGGCGTGCATTTGATACCCAGTACGGCCAAAGAGTTCCATTTCGACACGAGTCTTTTCAGCCCCGTCCTTCATGCCTCTTAGACGTTCCTGTATCATCTTAAACACTTCGACGGTATTCTTGCCTTGAATATCTTCAAGTGTGTAGCCTAATTTACTGAATATATCAGTACCGAGTTTTCCCTCTGCCCGTGCGACTTCCATTTTTTCTTTGGCTGCTCCGACATTTTTGGAAAACTTAGCAAATGCACCAGCGCTATCTTCCATAGCAATACCCATGTAATTGGCTACTGCTAATAGTTCGCTGGTTTCTTTTGCCGTAGCACCGGTAATCCCTGATAATTTCTTAACGGCTACATCCCATTGAATAGCCTCTTTGGCAAGTTTGGCACCGATGCCTACAACGCCAACACCGGCACCTATCGCCATGAGGTCATTTTTCATTTTGCCAAGGGCAGATTTGGCGCCTTCGGCACTTGCAGTAATTTTCTTGAGTCCTGCTTCCGTATTCTTATCGGTCAGCTGAACGACAATATCAATTAAATTATTGGCCATTCTTGTGCGCCACCTCCAACTCTTTAGCTTCCAAGATTACAAGCAGATCGATAAGGTGCGGTAGTGGCTCAATGCCGTAAGCCCTCGCCACTTCTAATACCGCTGGCATATCAAATCCTGCAATACCGCCTGAATGCCAACGTCGCTGCATTCGGCTAGCGTTGTATACTCGCATGGCTTGTCTCGTTCCATCTAATTGATGCGGGGAATTAAACTCGCACTCCGAACAGTCAAAATGCTGTTTAGTCTCACGTTGCATCTTGATACAATCAGAGCAGTATTTTGGTTTGTCGGAGTTGAGCCAACTCCACGCATCAATTAGTTTTTTTCGATTTCAGCCTTTTTTTCGTGCGTAAAGCGCATGGTATCGAGTGCAACTTCCATAAGATCATTATCTGGCGCTGCGTTGATTTCATCTTCGGTCAAGCCATAGATGTGTTGCATAATCCATTGCGCAAGCTCACGAGAACGTAATAGGCGTTCTGTATCCGGTGCTTCTTCCGGAACTGGGGTATACAATGGGTCTAAACCAGATTTAATTAATTCACCACGTTCAGCGAATGTTAAGCCTCTTACTTTAATATCTTCAAATGCCATGTTGGCACCTCCTAGTATTGTTCTTGATTATTAACTAATGTAATGATGGATGCAGAGCGACCGGCATCCGCACGATAGTATGCTTTAAACGGCAATTCAATATTGACGCCACGAGGACCATCGATGCCTGGAGATTGTCGTTCGTACACAAGTTCAGGCAATTTGAATGTAAGCGACCAGTCATCTTGTTCAAGTCGCAATTCCAAGCTGGATTCCGTACCGTTAACCGCTTTGTTTAAAAGGTCCTTATTTTGGAAGAACGCTTTAATCGTCCCAGAAATTGACACAATACCTGGGTCGATGTATGTTCTAAAGCCTTTACCGCCGATAGCGTAAGAATCACCATCCAAGCCAAAGTCAAAGTTGATATCGCAACTTAGAATATTGGCTACAGTAACGCCACCCTCTTTGATAGTTGCGTTAAGGTTTTGGAACGGTAAGAAATTTACTGTCTTAGCTGCAGCATCAAATGTAGTGGAGGCTAATGTTTCCTTGCAGCCCATTACATCCACAGATGCTGTAAGTTCGGAGTCACCGCCAAACTTAAATCCTAATTTACTAACTCGCGCGCCCGCGAATTGTTGGAACACATTAACATCAGGGTAGCCCTGCTCAATAGTTAACGACGGCATTGTGTTGCCGATTTTAAACACGTGCTCTGACTTCTTATTTGGCGCTTGGCCAGTTGTATTAGAAGTCGGTTGCCCAAATGCAGCTTTTAGCCAGTATCCGATGTCGACTACACCAACAGGCACGACCAAACTACCGGACGTGTCAATGTTGCCACGGAATGGAGCTGCGGGATTACGATCACCACGGATTACTGTGGAGTCATTTAAATTTTGGCTAGCTTTTACGGAGCTAGAAATAATCGGAGTGATAACACCGCCAGTGGTTGGCGTTGTACCAAAGTCCGACTCAAACGCAATCGCCACATGGGACTGAGAGCCCTGCGCACGTTTTGCTGTTGCCATATGCATTTCCTCCTTTAATATTCAATATTCCCACCGATTACATGCGGGATTTCTATAGTAGCTGTTAAACGTCCAGTGAATACTGGGCGCCAATTCATTGAGTCTAATTCATAATCAATGCCGATTACCGGAAACGCTGGATTCACCTTACAAATGCATTCAATTATTAGCTGCCCTAGGTTATCCGACTCTAGTGCTCCGTCGTATCGAATAATGTTCTTAACGCGAGTTGCACCTTTATGGACGATACCCCATACAATCATTAACGAGTATGTGTAGGTATCAGCAAGCCCTTCGTTCTTATTACTCGGTAGTAATATGATGCAAGGGCAATCATCCTCAAGAGGAGCATCGACATCGTCGTAGCCGACATACAGTTGGGCCGGCTTTCCGTATTTGTCATTGCAAAATTTAGTCAACGCCTCATCATTCGCTAGAGCCTCAGACCATCGCTCAACGATGCGCGACAGTGGAATTGTCTGTTGCATCAAATCACCTTACCTTGTAGTTACGTCGAGATGCAGATTGTGCTGCCGGTCCATATATAGCGTAGTCGCCTATCTTATCCTCGATATAAGGTTTAAGCTTAGGCTGTAACGCTGCTTTCATAGGACCATAAGTATGACGTGGCTGAATTTTGAACATCGATTTACCCTTAGGCAACGGTACACCTGCAGCAAATAACTTCTTACGCATAGGCTCTGTAATCTGCTTAGTGTATCCCTCTTCAATTCGTTCACCCAATCTTTTTGCCGAATTAGATAACCACCCAACTCGGACGGATTGCTTGCCCTTGTCATATTGGTATCCAACTGCATTCGACAACTTACCTAGAGGACTGTATCCGATTGTCCTGGCGCTAATGCCCATATCAAGTAAGGCATTTCGCGATTTAGAGCCCCAGGCCTCTCGTTCAGCTCGTCCTCCACTTTGGTATGCTTTGCGAAGTTTAGCACCGAATGCTGACTCAAACGCAGCCCGGCGAGCCGGTGCCATGAAATTGGGATACCTACGTCCACCAGGTGCACCAGACCGAATGCCCTGCTTAATTTCCTTTTGCATCATCCACCCTGTGGATTTTAACGCTTTACGCATCCAGTCCGGTTTGGTTTCCGCGATGAAATTCAGATACGGTGTGGCTGTGTCTGTAATCGTAATTGGTTCATTACTCATTACGGTCTCACCGCCCTCACGTTATGCACGATTTCCAAACAATACATCGTACCGTCAAAGTTGGAAATGTGATCAACATACCATTTCTCGCCGTTGATATACACCTCATCTTTTGGACGAGGGTTAGGTACATCTTTAACGCGCACCCAAATTTGAGCCTTATCGGCTAGTGCTTTATCAACGAATCCGGAACCCTTGCCATCATATTCGCCAATCTCCACGCTAGCTTTTATAGATTGGTCCTTGTAAGTAATCTTTTCGCCAAATACGGATAGTAACGCTTTATCATCATATTTCAGCATCAGTTTTACCTCATAAAAAGTAAAGCGCCCCAAAAGGGCGCTTTGTAATTATTTACGCAGTAGGTTGTAACAACATTACTGTCACAGTTTCCTGTGCAGCTGTCTTAGGTTCTACAGCCATGCCGAGAACTTTACCACCAGTTTTTACTGCTTTATCTGTTAAGAATTGAACTAAATCACCAACAGCGTATGTTTCGGATTTATTAGCTGCCACTTTAAATACACCTGTTACTTTTACAGCGCCAACTTCACCTTTAGCAATATCAGTAAGTGCAACGCCGTGAAGTTTACCAACTTCTACAATGTCGCCTACTTTAACCGCATCAGTCGCAACGAAGTTGATACGATCGGTTTCCATTACGAATTGTGTCATCATATAAGTTACCCCCTAATTATTTACCAGCATTTTTATAAAGACCACGGAAGTCAATAGCGTCAACACCAACATCAAATGCCACTTTGTATTCAATGCCGTCTACGTCGAAGCCTTGACGTGTTTCAAGACGTGGGGTTTCAACACCATTCAAATACGTTACTTCAATAGTATCGTGTTGAGATGCATCCGCTACTAGGTACCATGCGGTAGGGTCTGTCAATTCAGCATCAGACACTACAACAAAACGACCTTTATACGGATTAAATACGCCAGAATTTGTGCCGTCTACTGCAGCTGTAGAGTTAACGATTTGATATGCAGTTACTTCCAATTCAGGTGGCACTACCAAGTATTTAGGTGTGATGTTTAAATTAGCTGCATCGGTAATACCTTTTTGACGACGCATAGCAGTAATTGCTTTCGCCAAAGATGTAACGGATAACGCCTCTGCTGTTTTCGCTACGTTTCCGTGTTTATCATCAAATAAGGCTACGTTATCTTGCATTTTAACTGTACCAGTTAATTGAGCATACACCATTTTGTTTACCAGCCGTTTTGCAGCGGAGCCGTATTTAGTAGCAATTTTGGAGAATAAACCCAAGTCGTCATTAATAATAGCTTGGCGAGTCAAGCTGAAGATTTTACCGTATGTAGCTACTTTAGTACGAGCGGATGCCTCGCCGAATACATCTTGCGGGAATTGACCACCTTCTGGTACTAATTCGAGGTTGCCTGCTTCAGACAATGCGTAACGTGCTGCTTCTTTGAAGTCACGGTTAGAGCCTTTGCCGGTCCAGATTTGGAATGTAGTTTCAGCTTCGTTAAAACCATTCATCACAGATTTATTGGCCAAATTAGACATGATAGCAGGGAATGTAGATGTGGAATTAATAGCCGCACGTGCCATTTCCATGTTATCGCCGAAGTTGGCTTTAGTATCGCATTCACGACGTAAGGACTCGCGGGCTAACTCAATCATGGAGTAGCCCCGCAATTCATTAGCACCTGGTGCCGGTGCTGCTACAGCTAAACCTGCAGCCATTAATACTGCATCTTGTGCGGCAGCACGGAACTTATCAGATTCAGCTTCGCCCATTGTTACAGACACGCCTTTGTTACGTGCGCGTAATTGATCCATTACCATCGCACGAGCTTCGTCAACAGATACGCCCATTACGATTGCTTCGTCTGCACCTTCTACATCGAAGTCACGGAATAATGCAGTAATTTCGGAAGTGCGCTTGCGTTCAGCTTCCATCGCTTTAGCAAGGTCTGCCTGTGTGATGCCAGTTTCAACTGGTTCTGTAGATTTCACTTCTTCAGTTTTTAAATTTTCTTTTGGATCCATACTTTTTTCTTCCTCCTGTGTGTTAATATTCGTATGAATTTCTTCAGCACTTCGACCCACCCCTACTGTTGGGTCAGCAGGAACAGATACAATGCTGATTTCCAAAGGTTCCCAATCGGTTACTACATAGGCCGGACCATTAAATCGACCGTTAGTGGATTTAGTATCCTTATCTTCCAATACTTCGTATCGGTTGACCATATAGCCTACGCTTACCCCTTTTAGCGTTCCGGACTGTACCTTTTGGAATATGGTGTCGGATTGTTCATCTTCATCAAAACGCACTAGCGCTTTTCCTCGATTGTTTTCAATCCAAGCCTTTTCAACGTGTCCCACGACCGCATCACGATCATGATTAAACAACGCTGTCCCTAAACCATTATTAAAGCGCTCAAGATTGATGCACTCTTCATCATGGCAAAGGATTTCATTGCCGAACCAACGGCCATATGGCGTTTCGGAAGAGAAAGACAATTCTACTGTCCGACTATCGGTATCGACATTGTCAATAGTAGATTCCCGGCAATAATTACCAAGAATGCTACGTTTTTGATGTTCACTCATTACTAGCCATCAGCTCCTTCCTGTGTAGTGTCATCATCGCCCATCGTTAGCGGTTGCAACTCATTGGAATAATCTAGTAGAACCCCAAGCTCCTTAGCTCTATCTTGTTCAAGTTTCCGTTGCTCAAGAACTTCTTCCCAATCTCGCCCAGATGATGCACACACATCTTCCAATGTTGTAAGACCGGATTTGATTGCTTCTTTATTAGCGTTAACTTCCTTAACGGGGTCAATCCAAGACCACCCTGGAGCAAGCCAAGCTACCTCTTGGTATTTGTCCTTGTTCGCTAAGTAGTCAGAAGGTAATTCACCCGCTAAGTAAAGGGCGTCAATAAAAGCTTTCCAAATCGGCATACAGAAGTGTGTGATTACAAATTTCTGTACTTGACGGAATGTCTTTTGGTCCTCTAACAAGTTTTGCCTTGCCGCTGAGAAATTCCCAGATATATTACGCGCTACGATGTCAGCGCTCATACCAAGACCGGACGCAATACGTCTGGTCTGAGTTGCTGAGTATTCGCTTGCAGTTCCTGCATTACGTTTAGGGTCTGCAAACTCAATCGATTCACCAGGACTTAAATGTCTAACCATACCCGGTGCCATTGTAATATTGGGTCTACCTTTTTTATCTCGTGGCAATATCCCCGTTTGTCTTGCTGAATTTTGCGAGGTTACAAAAACGCTAAAACATGCTGCTACACGAGCTGCAATCAAGTCCGCATCCATGTATTCGTCGATATCGTGTATTCGCCGTAAAACTAAAGCCAATAGGCTTATGCCTCGAATTTGTGAAGGTCTTTTAGGTTTAAACAACAAAAATGCTTGGTCTGTTGTTAAACGAACTGTATCAAAGGAACGCAAACCCATTGGATCAGTTTGACTCACATGGTAAGCTACAGGCCTGCCGTGTTCGGTAACCTCAACCCCATTGATGATGTTATTCTTACCATGTGTGATGCTTACTGCGCCGATATTTTCAGCTTCTATCAATTGAATGGATAATGGTAAGTACGTGCCCTGTGAAGTTTTATTGACTAGAATTTCCCCGTCGTACACCATACGTCTTAGCGCCATTTCTTGTAATTCATAGAAGTTCGAAATACCCCTAATGTCAGCGTTTTCAGGTTCAGCCCATTTGGCCCATGCTTTCTCGATTTTCTTATTTAGATCGTTGTTTAATTTACCGTTACGATTTCTAACTTTTGCTTGTGGAATAATACCTGCGCCGATTACATTTCGTAACAAAGCAATAACAGCCGACTCAGCTAAGTCGCTGTTCATTTCTGCCGCTCTTGCACGTCCACGGATTATATCACGTGAACCTGTTGCAAGTTGCTCGGCCGTACCATACGCAGGTTGCCAATCACTGCTTAACCTGTCCATAGATGCCGCATCATATTGACGTAGTGCATCACGATATGCTTGGCGCTCATATGCACGTTGTGGGCTCACCCATCCTATTACTTTGTCAATAATGTTCATCGTCCACCCCATGTTACAAATGCATCTGCCTGGTACCCATTTGACTCTTCGTGCACACGCTGCATTAGCGTTTGTTCTCGTGCGTATAGTACTGGTAAGTCAATTGTCTTGAAACGCTTACCACCAATTTGTAATTCAGAGTATCCTTTAGTTTCGATATCCTCAATCACTTGACGAACACGTTCAAGTTGTTCATTTACATCGCTCATGGTTCACCTCCTATCTAAACCAATGCCCCGTATCGCCTATGCCTCCGCCGTATTCTTCGTAGGTTTCAACCTCTTCAGTTTCCTCATAGTCAGCTGGTTCAACTAAATATTTAACACCTGCAATATCTGCTACAGCAGCATTGTATGTGCATGTATCAAGTAAGTGATTGACAGGATGGCTAGTGAGCGGTTTCCATTGCACCGTTACCGCACCTGTTTTCACATTTCTGATTTCTTGTTTTTCTTCCGACCTTAAATGATCAGAGTACTCTTGCGGACATTCTTTGTACAAATGAATTGTTCCGTCTTCATCTGCCGGTCTTATCATTCGTGCAAATATAAAGTCCTTCCAATAATCAGTGTTTAGCACATACAACTTTAATCCGCCTACGACTCCTTTTTCTAGCGAGGTCATAGTGTATGGTGCTGCCATCGTGCTATGATTCGAGGAGCCTTTAACTGGAATACAAACTTCAGGGAATCTAGAACAGAATTGATATACTTCGTCTGTTCTAAAGCCCGAGTCAATGCCAGCTTTCATCACCTGTCGAGATTCACCATATTCTGATGGATATTCTCTGTTTATGATAATTTCCTCTAAATCTTCCCATGTACTTGCCTGTCCATAATCAATCAGATAGGACTTAACACCAGGTGCATACGCTCTTACTTCCCACCAGAAGTGATCAAGTTGTACGTCGACCGAAGCGATAAGTAATACTGCTTTATCTGGCACAACACCACACGGATAATTGGATTGAGTAAATTCCATATTTTGTGTGCTTTTAGTTTTAGAACTTTTCCAAGGTTCAGCTAGCCACGAATTGATGAAGTTCATTAATGTAGCAGGCGTGCCTTTGGAATTCTTAAACTCATATGCAACGTCTCCGAATGTGACCCACGGCGAATATATCGACGATAAGTGATACGATACTGAGCGAACTTTACTTTGCGATTCGTTTACCGCTCTCCATTCACCACGTCTTAACATTTCCATTTTGTGCTTATCGTAAATACGTTCTCCGCAGTGTTCACATTCGTAGTACGCTGTATCACGTATCATGTCCGCATTATCATTGTGTTCTTCAGGCCATTTTATCTGCTTAAACTTGAGGGTCTGCGACACACCACAATGCGGGCATGGCACGTAATATTGTCGGCGCTCATTTGCACTCATGAACGCCTGCCAAATATTACCCGACTCGACCGTAGGAGTAGACACCATCACGATTTTTTTATCGATGAACGTTTTTGTACGTTCCGTCGCCAGTTTGATTGGGTCTGCCTCCTTACCTGCAAAGGCGGGGTATTTGTCAATTTCATCAAAAAATAGATATTTGATTGATCGACTCGAAAGACTACTTGGGGAATTCGCCCCTACAAGCACCATGTAATTGCCATTGTTGAAATCTAACTCCAGCAATTTACTATTCTCATCGAACTTATCATTAATCGATTTGACAGATTTAATCATCGGCTGCACACGCTTATCACTGGCAAACTTAGCGATGGTATCTGTTGGATACACCATCATGGTAGGGGAGGATGTTTGGTCTAGCGCATACCCTATCATGTTAAGTTCTGTTTCAGTCTTACCTAGCTGTGCACCAAAGCAAAGTACAATTTTTTCAATGAGTGGATCAGTGAATCTATCCATTGGCTCTTTAAGATAAGGCGTTCGATTCGTACGCCATCTACCGGGCTCTGCCGATACACTCGTTAGTACTCTAAAGTTATCCGCCCATTCTGATACGGTATATCTTTCTGGGGGCTTAAATGCTTTAAGCTCTTCTGGAAACCAATCAACCTTTGGCCTTTGCTTTTCGACTGACTTTGATTTCCGGCGTGTACTCACCCTTGCGCGCGTAGCTTTCGAGGTAGTCTTCGACAACGTCATTCACCACCTTTTCTACATTCGCCCGTTCTTCCGGATCCGTGAATTCACTCGCAATTCGTTTCGCCAATTTAGTAAATGACGATTTCAATTCGAGTACTCGCCCAGACCATTCCTTAGCAACATCTGCACGAGATATGTATTCACCCTCTAATATTTCAAGAAGCTTTTTCTCGCGTGCTGCTTTAGACTCCTTTAAGTCAGCTTCAGCAACTAACTTTCGAGTGGCTGCAGATTGGTCTTTTGCTTTATCGCCTTTTGTATGTCCAAGATACGCAAGCACCTCCCTGAGATTCCACCACCCTGTGGCAGCTTTTGGCATCCCTGATTTATGATGCCTGGAAATAATCTCAGGAGTCACTCGTAGAAGGTCACAAAGCTGAGCACTTGATACGAGCAAATCGCCTGCGGTATTGAATTTGACTCTCGGTTTTGCGTCGGCCATTTTCGACCTCCTTTCTGTCTCTTGACATTCAACTTTCAACAGTAAAATTTCTCCTACACAGAGACAATCTTCGCGCGGGGGCGACCAGCGGCCATTTTGTGTCTTAGGAGTACCTTTTCCCAATTTTCTTTTTCTCAATTACAATCGATATTGATAATGTAAATTTGGGCAACAAAAAAGCACCTCAAAGTGGGCGCTCCAATATTATTTCAATACTCCTTTATTCTGTTTAAACTTACCGCGGTCTTTATGAACCTTCGCTGTTTTAGTTTTGATCAAAGAATGAGATGGTGCATACGATTTACACATATGATCAATGTGAATTCCATTCGCTTTACACCAACCCTTAACATTGTTTAAGCATCTTCTCTTTTCACAATACACATCAGTCAATCGTATTCACCTCGCCTCCTTAAATTTGCATATAAAAAGACCACCTAACCGTATAGATTAAGTGGTCTTTTCGTTTTAGTGTTCTAGGTTTCACTGTGTCGTTGAGAGATAGAGTATTTGTTTTCCTATTAACTCACACTATCATTATAAATTGTCAAGAATGACATGTCCATGACAGTTTTATGACAATTTTGTATTGAGCCCAATCACGCCCCATAGAAGTACAGATAGTTCTTCTATTCCCCTTGCAACATACCTATGAATAGTACGCACATCGGGCTTTTCAGGGAATGATTCAGCAATCTCTTCTAATGTTTCACCGTCAATATAATAACGTCGCACACATTCACAGTATTTAAACTGTTTCTCGCTGCACTTTTCCGCATAGATATCTAGCATGTTATTCACATGTCGCATCATTAGTGCGGTTTTTTCTTTACTTTTAACAATGGCATTTACCCTTACTATGCTATTGTCATCGAACATATCAGCTAGCAGTTCATTGAGCCATATATCCTCGGCTTGTGTCGAATCCGAGATAGCATTGTCTACATAAGACTGTAACTGACTGTAATGCTTTAATAACTTGATCGTGTTGTGTCGAAGTTTACGACCTAGTTGAGCATTTTCTTGTTTGGCTAATTCATAGTAAGTTTTAGTTGCCACCTCTGTGGCCAATCTTGTGATTTTCTCAATATCATATTCATTCAAATATGTTTCCCCCTTTATCATTTATTTTGTTTTTTAGTCCGAATTTGTTTTTTTTACCAGCTTCATAAGAAATAATTAATATCAACAGTTTTCTAATTCTTCTTTACGGTTGCAACTGTATTTTATATAGGCTGCGTATGTACTATGGCAGTCTCTCACCATACACTCACAACCCTTACATTGTGATTTAAGAATTGTTTACCCACAACAATTTTGCAAAATATATGAAACACTCATAATACGAGAATAATTCTTTACAATAACCGGCATTTCTTCAATAAATTTAGAGAATTGCTCACTGGTTAGGTTTTGCATGAATTTTATTTGTTCTTCTTCAAATTCATTTCTTGCCTTTTGTGCCTCATTTATTGTTTTATATGAGCCATAACACCCTACGTTATCGCTACCATTGCATTCTATTAATACTACCGTATACATTTATTACCTCCTATTAGAAACATCTTGTAGCCACAACAAGCATCTAGTATTTTCATTGGTTGTCTTTAATACACACATTTTTAGTTTTGTAATACACATCAACATATGTTTCATTACGATCACCATTATGTGTTACTTCGATAAATTCTTCGATAGTCCGACCACTAACAATAGCTTTCCAATTTTGTAAGGTTTTACAAAACCAAACAATGAACATATCTTCTGAATTAATAGTTTGATGGCCTAAATTTTCAATTAATACTTTACGAGCTGCTTCAATTGCTTTTTCTTGTAATGCTGAGTTGTATCTCATTTTATGTTCTCCTTGTAACCTTTTTAGATTAGCCGCATGACGTTTTAGGATTTCATCGGCTATATATTGTTTTAATTCCTCGCTAGCTGATAACCTTACAGGCGGTGGCGGTGGATTATTTGGTATCTCATACAATCTACCCGGGGTCAGTCCTTGTATAGTCTGATAACTCTGCTTATCTATGTATTTCTTAATAGTGCTTAGAATTTGTATAATCGTGTAGCATACTACTAATACAATAATTCCTAGCACTAACATCACCATAAAATGATCCATATTAATCGTCCTTTCTAGCTAAAGAAATATACCCATATTCTTAGTAATGTGTAAGATTACATAGTCTTCATCATCCTGAATAATCTCATCAGCCATAGTTCCGATGAACTTTCGATTATCGTTTTCTAGCACCCCTGCTAACTGCAGCCCATCAAGAATGAACTTTTTGGCGAATGCCACGTTATCAGGATCATGCCTGGTTGATGAGTGCCATTCAAACAGTAGGTCTACTTTCCCATTAACTGGTTGTATCTGCTGTGATAAGCATTGTTCTTTGACCTGCTCAGTGCACTTCTTTTTCATAGCAGCTGCAGCTATAGTCGAGCCACGTTCACAGTCAATATACTCATTTAACGTTGGGAACCGGTTATGGGTTTTCTTTCTAAATCTAAACTGACATCGTAATATGATTCTCATCGGTGAGACTCTCCATTGAATATAGCCACAGCATATTCACCGCGTAAGCGGTCATACACCCGTTGACTATAATTCTTTTCAGTCCAAGCATCACTATAGTTCGTCGTAAGAATTATGGGTTTTATCCGGTTGTAGCGATCAATAATGATGCTTTCAACTTTAGACGGTACCCAATCAGACTTGGAATACTCCGCACCAAAATCATCGAGCAATAAGAGAGGGATATTCCGCAGTTTTTGCTCAAATCTTAGATAAGCTACATTGTCGCCTTTAGACAAAGTGAGCATGGTATCTAATAGATTAGGCATAGAAATCATGAGACACCCTTTTTCTAATGCCATAGCCTGTTTTAGGATGCTCACCGCAATTGATGTCTTACCGGTACCAGCTGGGCCCCTTAATATGAGGCCCTTGCCAGAATTAAGATTAGCTTTCAGATTATCAGAGTACTTCTTAACCACGTCATAAGCTTCAGCGTTCTCTTTTGGAAAACTACCATGTTTGCGTAGCCAGTCAAAATCCATATCATAATAGCGCTTAGGAATTCCAACTGCAGCATAGGTGGTGTTAACGTTAGTTTGAATGACGACTGGTTCATCGTAGACCGGGTAAAAGAACTCATTTTTTACCGTGGACTCTTTGATATTCCTTTTCCCAGTCGACGTCTTCGTCCTTTCTCGAATTTTTTCGAGACACGCCTCTAGCATTGCTGTTACATTTACTTGCTCCAAAATCCTTTTGCACCTCCTGCTTTAGATTTCCTGCCGTGACAGTTTCAACATACTTGATACTATTGCCACCGTTATCCGCTGTGGTATTAATAGCAACAATGACTCGTTCTTTGCCATATGATTCAACTAGATCATCTAACCGCTCTTTAATAGTAGGTGATACAATTCCAATTGATTTCATATACAATTCGTAAATGGGTTTATTTTTTACTTCATCATCTTCAAACATAGATAGAGGATTTTCATCTTCACGCGCGCGCGTATCTCTCTCTATATTATTTTCTTTTCTTTTCTTTTCTTTTATTAGTTGATTTTGTTGAGCATGTGTTAAATTTTGTTTTTTTGCCTTTCGAGATTCCGCACTTTTAAGGCCCGCCAACCTACGTTTTTCGCGGATAGTTTCCTCTTTCACTTTTTTAAACTCAAATCTTCGAATTAAGCTGGGTGACCAAAAATATTCGTCATCACAGTCCAATAATTCGTAGTCATGAATCAACAAATAAATTAACAAAAATGAACAAAATGAACACATTGAATTTTGTTCCAACACGTGTTGATTTTTGTTGAACACTTGTTGAACACTTGTTAAAATTTGTTCATCATTCATCTTTAATTCATTATCCAAAGCGACGAATGTATATTTTTTTAGTGGCAATTTATAGTCATCTGCTGCGGCTAATTTTTCAATCAATATCCACCACCAGGCATATGAAATCATTCCTAATTCTGAAATCATAGCAGCGATTTTAGGATCATTGCTCGCATTGATGTCATGACTAAAATAGTAGGATTGGTTTTTCGCCATTTATATCACTCTTCACTGTCGTTAAATAAACTATCCTGGGCTCGACGTCCCATAATAAACCTTACGCATTCATCGATTAAGTCTTGAACGGAGATAGCAAATGTAGAGTCTGCATATTCAACATTTAACCAGCCCGTTTTAAATTTAAATTCGTTAGGGGTGTTCATATCAGACACGATACCTTCAACACCAACCTTGTTAATAAGACCTTCAATGTCGCCATACTTGAATTTGAATGTATTTACCAAAAATGGAATTTTAAATTCTTCCAAGAATTCAAAATTCTTCTTCACAATAGACTGCAGTTTACTAAACGCTTGCAGAAGTTCAGGACGTGGATCATCTTTAGATTTTAGCGTGAATACATCCGTTAACCCTGTAGAAGATGGTTTTTGATAGGCGATGCTGATATCGTTATCTGTGATTGCTATTGATTTAATAATCATAAGGGACTCCTTTCTTGTTCTACGATTACTAACTTGCCAGTAACAGCTTGAACAGCTTTCTTAAATATTTCTGAATCTGAGTTACTATCAGATAAATGTAGTAGTCGTATATCTTGACACTTAGTTAGGTCCATTGATTTTAGAAATTTAATTACATTTTCTAGTGAAAAATGAGATTGGATTAACCGTTCCATTCGCTTTTCATCTAAATAACCAGCTTCCACTTGTTGATTTAGAATTTCATAAGAATGGTTACATTCAACCATGATGTGATCAACATCTTTAAATGTGTACCTACAATAATAGGTATCGGTAATATATAGCAGTTTCTCTTCACCATCAGAAATTAGAAATCCAATATTAGGAACGTCATGTTCTAACTCAAATGGTAAGATACTGAAATTGCCTACCGTAAATTGAACTTTTGGGGTTATAAGAATTGCTGTGTGCTTATCAGATACGTACAAGGCATTGGCCGTATCTGACAGCATATAGACACGATGGCCAAGCTTTAATAGATCATTTACAGCCTTGCTGTGGTCTCCATGTTGATGTGTGAGTAACGTTCCGCATAAATGCAAAAAGTTAAACCGGCAATATCTCTGAATGTCTTTAAACGGTAGTCCTGCATCCAGGAGTAACTCATCCCCATTAGTGGAGGTTTTGATTCGGTAGCAGTTCCCTTTTGAGCTACTACCGAATGCTTGAACAGTAATCACAATTAATCACCAAACATATTAACTGCTTTGCCAGTTTCCGGATTAACGAATTCACTGGCAGGACCAGGTTCAATGTCAATGGCTTCAGAATTTGCATTATTAGCGATGGTTTCTGCTACATCAGATTGAACATCGATAGTTTCACCTTCGAAATCAGGGGTAAGTTCACCATTATTATCACGAATTACCGCTCCATCGACAGAAATTGCATTAGCCATGCTCTGCATTTCAACAGATAAAATACCATATTTACTTAACAAACGTTTGAGTACTGTTTTAATGGCCATGGCGTCAAAGTCAGTTTTCCAAAGGCCAAAGCCCTTTTTATATGTTTGTGAGTACTTTATAGCGTGTGCTTCAGCTTCTTCTTTAGACATATATAAATACTTTTCAAAGCCATTAATGAGCTTGAAATAAGCAATATAACCAACTACGTTATCACCAGTTCGCTCGCCTAATTCGAACTCGCCAGTAAGTTTGTTGTGGTGTTTGATTTCGCCTTCATAGATTTCACTAGCATTAATGGTCTTATATTGACCTGTGCGCATGGCCAACTGAATATACCCTTTATAACCCATTTGAAATTGAGCTTCATTAATTTTCTTCTTACTGTTATAAAATGGAACAATGTAGGCAAACCCCAAATTTTGATTGATTGGAAGATCCAAAGTAGCTGCCATCACACCTGCAGTAATAACTGTAGTAGGGTCTGCTTTCGATAAGAGTTCATTATTATTAGATACAGAAATCAAGCTGGATACAAAGGCTGCTGATTTTTTACCTAAGATTTCATTAAAACGTTTCTTTACTGACTCACTAGACACCATAGTTTTAAGCGATGGTGTTTGAGATTGTGCTTTTGTTACTTCACCCATTATGTACCTCCTATGCCACGTTTTCGCATACAGCGTGGATATCTAAATTGGATAAAATATTGTGAATTTCTAAACGACCTTTTTGAGTCCATTTTGTTGTGATTTTAGAGTCTAGGCGACCATCACTTCTGCAGAATGTAAAGGTTTCGGATTTAGTAAAGCCTTTTGACATATGCTGTTTGTAGAGAATCCATTGATCCCCCACCTTGCGTTGTAGACCAGCTTCATGTAAGATTTTATTTAATTCTTGAGCGCTCATGCCATAGTCAGCGGCAATCTGAGTAATTGTTAAGCAGGATTTACTAGACAAGATTTTGTCAACGTAATCCTTAACCGGTTTAAATTCGGCTATCTGTTGCTCTTGCTGAGCGACAATAGCTTTTGTAGCATTGTGCGATTCCACCTCGTTAGCATAAGCTCTAAGGGCTTCAGGTAGGGTTTTAGGAATCGCCATAGAATACGATCCAGTTTTGCGAAGTTCAGGAAGTACATCGCTCGTAACCCAACGTTTAAATTGTTTAGCCTGTGGCAATTTAGATCCAAATACTAACGCATATACTCCGGATTCCGTGATAATGGTCATATTCCTATTTTGACCTGAGGTGGCGAGTTGCCATGTCAGCTTATCTTCTATATCAACATGAGCCTTCAGTGCATTTACAGAATCTTTATATCCCAAAGATTCAGCAATATCCTTGCCAACAAAATAAATTTCATTATCTTTAACAACGGTCCTGATTTCACCAAATTCAGGATTATTAAACACTTTTGTAATTTCGTTCATAATTAAACCTCCTCAACCGTTAATTGCGGTTTTGATTCATCAACGATCAATTTAATTGTTTGACTATTAACAGGAATAAAGTCAGTAACAGCTTCGGCATTATCAATAAACACCGGAGCATTAACTTTAAAATAGCTAGTCAATGCGTTAATAATATCTAAACCTACATTAATGCGTGCTGCGTTATTCATGCTGCGGTATGGCACACCTTTATAGGTGGTTTCACAGCATTCTTCGACATTGCCGTTTAGCATAACGTTAAACATTTTGAAACGAGCTAATTTAAACCTTGCGTTAATACTTTCTTCAAGCATATCAACCTTAGCTTTTACAAATTCATCCATCAGATATGATGCTTCATCGAGTTCGTTCTTTTCGGCAACAAGTTTTTGTTGTTGGTTTTCTAATTCGATAACACGATTTTCAATGTCATCAATCAATTTGAATTTATTCAATTCGGTCTCGAGATTTGCTTTTTTAAATTTCAAAGAAGAAAGTTCATTATCAAGTCTTGAAAGCTCTTCAGTGTCTGCACCTGGTTCCTCTTCAATCTCGAGCAAAAATAATTGTGCTTTTAAATCGGTATACGTAGGATCATCTTCGATATTAGGTTCAGAACATGCCTCATATTCTTCGTGTTTAATATCTCGCTCCTTGCTTTGTAGGGTAATGTCATCTATTAAGCCGTCAGCTTTTGATATCATAGTTTTTTGCTGCTCTTCGTAGTTTTCTTTTAACTTAGCAGCACTATCGATAAGGCCTTTCCATTCTTCAAGCTTTTTAGATTTATTAGCGTTAAATTCTGCCTCGAGTTTTTCCTGTTTATCCGCCGGCAATTGCTGCCCGCAAGTAGGGCAAGACTCTTTACTAAACTGCTGAGAGTTAAATGTGTCGAATTCAGACGTTAGAGTTTCGATGCGTTTGGCTTCTCGCTCAATTTCTTTATTAAGCTCGTTGCTTCTATCCATGCATCTATCTCTTTCAGCTTCAGTCGCCTTCAATTTAGATAGTGCCGTTTCGTATTCGCTACGCAAATGTTGTTTGCGTTTATGGTAATCGGATAGTATGTCTGAACGTCTGACATCTAATTGACGATTAATGTCACGAATTTTAGACTGCTTTTCTGTAGCACTAAAACCGTTTTTAATAATGGCCTTTTGTTTTTCAACATCATCAATGCCAGTTGATAAAGTTTTAATATCACTGATTAGTTTATCTTTATCAGCCATAACTTCAGGTTTATTTCGAACAGCTTCATCAATACGAACCGGAATCATATCCAGTTCTTTATTAATAGCCGTTTTTTTGCTAGCAATAACTTTGCGTTGATCATCAACCGTCCGACCATCTAATAACTCTGCTAATCGTTTTAAGTCTTCACGACTATTGATTACAGCAGCATCGTCAATGTCGCCACACATTTCAAGAAGTAACTTACGGCGATTTTGCCAGGAGTACGTTTCGTTAAAATACAAAGGATTTGTAATCAGTTTGAAGATGCTTTCATCGACAAGTGAACTAACCATTTCTTTGTATTCTTTTTCTTTCTTAGGTACACCATCGACAAAATAATCTGTCGTATGACCTGTTAAGGTAACTTCACCACCACGAGGGGATGAGTACTTTTCACGATACACACGTTTTAATTCAACAGTACCACCTTCATCTAATGTAAAAGTCCCTGTTACTTCGTGGTTAACCTTATGGATAGGTTCGCCCCCATTCAATGTTTTGATTTCAAAATCTGCCCTATCCAGACTATCTTTGCCGAACAGTAACCAACATACTGAGTCAAATACAGTCGTTTTGCCGGTGGCATTATCACCACGGATTACAACATCGCCATTAAGATTTATGGCAAAGGACTTTAGCCCTTTAAAATTTAGTAATTCTAATTTTGTGAGTTTCATATCATTCTCCTATACAACAGTGGCA